GAAAGAAGCAGCTACGGTGCCGGCTCTTTCCTGCGTAGTGCGAGGATCCCTGACTGTGTAAAAGTGGGCGGAAAGCCACGTCTCGATGAGCTGGAGACGGGCGGCGTCGTGGCCGGAGTCCGACGCAATATCGTCCACGAGGGCGGAGGCCGCTAAGATAAAAGGGTCGAGGCTGATCGTGGTATCAACCTCGATGATCCCTTTGACCAAGTCGGATGTAGTCCTAATGGCCATTATTCGTCCTCAGTCTCCTCCACCTTGGGGGCGGTCTTCTTCTTCTTCGGAGGAACCGGAGGAGGAGGCGGACCGGCGGCCCCGGCCGAAGACTGGACAGTATCCGGCACGACTTCAAACTTCCCCGTGAACAGCTTGACGAGGTCCTGGGTGGAGCTCACGACCTGGCCCTTGGTGTAGCGCCTGTTATCCTGATAGTGAGTTCCTGCGATGACTCTGAACTTCATGTTATTAACCCGTTCTGATCCTAACCAGCCTCGCTAGGATCTGTTGATTTGTTTTTACCAAAAAACTGCCGGAGGGGAGGCTAGTCCCTCCGGCAGCCGTTGCTTCAACCCAACCTCACCCAAGTCTTACGTCGTGCTGCCGTGGACGATGCCGGTGTTCCCGTTGAAGTCGGCCCTCAACTGGGGCACCAAGATCGCCATGACCTTGAAGTTCAGGCGCATCCCGCCTTCCTCTTCCCACTGCACCGTGGTGATGTCCATCCCGACGACCTCGCGGATGACGTCGGAGGTCTGCTGGACAAGGAGGAGGGTAAACACTCCAGTGCCCAAGTAGTCGGCCGTCCGCACATCCTGAATCCCGGAGATCTTCTTGATCCGTTCCCGGAGGGTCGCGTCGCCCTTGGCCGTCGAGTAGTCGTCGTCAAGGTATTGATCCCAAGCCGGTGCATTGTACAGAACCCAGGGTCCGTAGTGGAGGTGATCCTGGCTCGCCTGCCGCATCGCCAACACTTCGCGCACCGTGATCAACGGAGTCCACCCGGTGTCCTCCGGAGAGGTGATGGTGGCCGTGATTCTCGACGGGAAGTTGGTCAACCCGTACACCGTCCCGCCGCCGTAGCTGTAGGAGGCCGCGGTTCCGAGCACGAGCTTCTCCGCCTCTTCCGACACCCGCCGGGCGGCGAGCTGTGCGGTCGTGACGTCGATGGAGGTTTGCTGGCCCCGGGACGTTGCGATCTGTCTCGCATTGAAGTAGAAGTCCTTGTGGATGACAGGCAACGGGAGGTTTACCAAGTCATACTCGGGACGATCCCCTTCACCCTTGCGGGCCGGGTCCATGCTGATCGTGGCCGCCGTGATGTCGCTGACCGACTCGGTTTGCAGCACCGTCTTGCCCATCCCGTTGGGGATGGAGAAGGTCAGGCCGGCACCCCGGAGGTCCGCCACCACGCGCAACCGCTCCTTCGCAGCCATGATGATGGCGTCGTCGAGCAGCTTCCACTCGTCCTTGCGCAGCGTCGCATTGGCAACGGGCGTAGGGACAGCGATCATTTTACCGTTGTGATTTTGGGCGATGTAGTGGCGCCCGTCCTTACCGATCCAGGGGCGGAGGCAAGACACGTCAAACCCATTGCTGAGCAGAGACGCCGCAACCTTCCCCTGTGCTTGTCCGTTTAGAATGAAGTCCATATGGTATTCGTTCCTTTCAGGGTTACTGGGTTTATACGATCCGGCAGCGGATCCTCTCGTCCGCCGACTCGCTATCCGCCAGGTTCAACGTCTCCAAGGCGATCGCGATCGGTTTGTCTGTGGAGGAGAGCTTCTTCAGCGCCCCGTCCCCGTTACTGACGAGCGTATCACCCTTGGTGACGTTCTCGCCCCATGACAGCCAGGCGTAAACCACGTCGCCCGGTTGTGCCACCACCGCTCCGACCACGTCATCAGCGGCATAGGAATCACCGATCTCCTTGCCTTGGAGGGCATCCTCGAGCGCGAACAGCCGCTCGGCGTAACCTCCCGCGGAGGCGTGCTTAACCACCTTACCGTCGGAGTCCATCTTGATGAGGTCGCCGGGGCGGACAACTCCCGCCGCAACGAACTCCTCGTGCCGACCATCACCCAACAGGTGAATTCTTTTCGGTACTTCTGGCATAGTATTTCCTTTCGTGTTCTGTTAACTGCGGTTATTTGCCGAAGTTGATCACCGGCATCACCAAGGCTTCCTCGGCCTCGTTGCCCACCGGGACGGGCGCCTGGCCGCCGTAGTAAGGAGCCGGGGTGTGGGTTTCCGCCGGCTTCTGGCCGGCCAACCGGACGAGGTTCCTCAACTCGCCGAGCGGCTTGGCTTCCAACTCCTCCTTGGTGTATCCGTTGTTCGTGTTCGCCAGGATGACTCCAATGAGTTTGGCCTTCTCCTCAGTGTGCATCGAAATGCCGCTGTTCAGCACTTCCTGGATCTGCGGAGGAGCCATCTTAATGTAGTCGGCCACCGTCACCGGGGCTGACGACTGCGTGTTTGTCGCCGGGGCGGGAGCTGCCGGGGCCGTTGGCGCGGCCGGAGCCGCCGGAGGCGGAGACTTCACGAGGGAAATGCGCGACAACTGAGCTTCCGTGAAGGCGTTGAGTTGAGGCCGGTCCTCTTCCGTGAGCCCGACGTTCGCCGCGATGAGGGCGTCGATCTTCTCCTTCGCTTTGGGCGTCGGAGCCGGGACCACCTTGATCCCACCCTGGATCTGCTTGAGCTGATCGTCGCCGAGATTCATCAACACCGGACGGTCCGTCTCCTTCCATCCAGTATTGCTCGCGATGATCGCGTCCACTGTTTCTTTTTTGTTCATAGTTTCCTGTTGGTTGTTACCGACGAAGGTTCCTTCCTTCACCGTCCGGTATTCTGTCACACGAGTGACTTCTACTGGCGTCCCGTCACCCAACGTAACGCCAGAATTGTCTGCTGTGTAGTCCAGCCTCCAGAGCTTCCCATCCTTTTCGTAGATGAAGAAGTTGGAATACACATCCGCAATCCAAATGAACGGCCCGTCGTCTGCGACGTTGAACTTCTTCCGGACCGCCGTGGATAAAGCCGAGTGAATGTTCGACATGGACATCTCGTTGTCGAGGACGCCCATTTTGATCAACGCCTTCCGCAAGGCCTTACTGGCCGGGTTGTCGTTGAAGGCATTGTTGCGGAGGAAGCCCGCCCCGTCCGCGATGGAGCAGGCCCCAACTTGGTCAGGGAGTAGGGCGAGGTGATCGGGCCGGTAATTGCGGGCGATCCCGGCATACTCCTCGCCTTTCCAGGTCCCGGTCGTGTCTTCCACGTCCACGAATACCCCGGTTGAGAGCTCCATCATCTCCTTGGCGTCGATCGCCGTCATGATCCGGTCGTCCACCGTATTGGCCCGGTCCTTCTCGATCCAAGCCTCAGACTTCAGCCGGCCGCCTTCAAACTTGGTGTTCATCATCAGCCCGACCTTGCGGTTGTTGATGATGGTCGGGTCGCAGGCAGAAATGCCTTCCCCGTTCATCGTCGGATGATACACCACAATAGGCTTGTGATTCCAGACCACTGGAGTCTTGCTAAGTTCCTCCTTGGGATAGTAGAGGGGACCTTGGGACCCTTGGTGTACTCCTTCGGTGAGGATGATCATTGGAACCACAGTGTAGTTCCTGCCCTCCAGGGTGTCCAATCGACAGCCCGCCGGAAGTAAGTTACAGGTAAGTCTCGAAAACTGTTTCATGTGTTCTCATGGTTTAGAGTTCACTTTCAACACCGGGAACTATCACTCAAAAAAGCGGTCCGGGTAAACTACTTTTTTGCGAAAAGTGAGAACACCTAGGCCCGTCCCGCCTCGTGTTAACCTAGTTACTTTCCGCCTGTTTCTCTAACCGTTCCTTCAAGGACTCGGCTGGATCCACTGGCTTGAACGGCCGGAGGATGATCGCGTTGCGCCGGAGGTTGTCGAGGGTTTGAGTCTTATCATCCACGATAAGGAGGGAGAGCTCCTCCGGGTTCAGCTCGTCGGAGATCGCGTGGGAAATGATCTTAAGGGACTCACCAAGTAGTTGGTATTGGTGGCAAAGCACCGTGTACTGTTGGCAGAGTTGGGTGTGGCCGTTCTCCTGCGCCGCTAGGGTCCCTTCCTGGATCCGCTTCCACCGCTTCTCGACCTCGACGGCGGAAATGTTGAGGCGGGTCGCGATCGTTCCGGTGGAGAGTCCGCAGCCCTTCAGTTTGACTAGATACAGGTCATCGTTGGATAGGTTCATGGTTTCCTTTGCTGGTGAGTATGTAATCGTAAAGCACTTTCCGGTTCTGATCCATACTGGTCCCTTTGGCCGCCGGGTGCCAATGGTGGAGTAAGCACAGCCACGGGTCCCGATCCAACAACAGCTGGGCTTTGGGACGGCTGATCTCGTCCCGACACCTCCGGGTGACGTTGGCTAGAGTGAGGGCGCCCGGCAACGGATCCTCGCCCCGCTGATACTTCTCCAACATATAGATCTGCTGGTAATCCTCCCACCCGTATCCGTGGAAGCCGGGGCTGCATCCTCCTAGGGCGAGGTAGTCTTTCCGCCGACAGATGAAGTTGGTCGCGGCCGGCCCTAAGTAGGGCATCGCGGCGTAGGTCCTCCGGTTGCCCATGACTTGCTCGTAGGCCCGGCCAATTAAGGGGCTGTCGAGCAGGCAAACGGAGTAGAACTTGGAGACGTAGAACATACCCCCGTTAAACCACTCCCGCGGGCCGGCCGAGTCGAGGATCGGGAGGAGGCTCCTGAAGTAGTACTGGTTAGGGAATGCGTCCACATCCAGCTTCATGATCCACTCCGACGGGGCGGCCTCCGCCCCTAGGTTGTGGTAATACCCGATGGATCCACCGGGAGGCTCGAACCGGAGCATCACCTTGATGTTGATTCCCTTGGCCTCTTCAGCCCACCAAGCCGGGGGAAGTTCACCTATGAAATAGACGAGGTGAAAGATGTCCGGCCGGGTCGCGTAGCGGAGGTTAGCCAGCCACAACCGGAGCATCTCTTCCCGTCTCCACACCGTGGTAATAGTCGTTAGGATCATTCCATCCTCTTGTAATACTCGCCCTCGAGGAGCGGTGTCTTCCGCGTCATGGTAGCCTTGAAGTCGTGGGGCCGATAGTACGCCATCGGGAGGATCCGGTAGTCCATGCTCACCCTCGTCTTACCCGTATCGTTCAGCTTGTTCCCGTGGGTCAGGACGTTCCCGTTGAACTCTATCAGGTTCCCGACCCGCAGCTCCATCGGCTGATAGTCTTCCTTCCCCGGCTCGGACTCTACCCAAACACTCGCCGTCCCGGAGGAGTTGGTGAGCGGGATGATGTAGTTCATCTCCCCGGTAGGGTGCCCAAACTGGGCGTCGTTGTGGAAGGCCCCGACCGCTAGGTTGCCCCGAAGGTGGACACGGAAGGTTGGGAACTTCTGATAGAGGAACGGAGGTTTCCAAATCGGGATCATGACGTCCCGAATAAAGTCCTCGTAGAGGCATTCCATCTCCCACCAACCGTCGTGATACTTGCCGTAGAATTTCTGGTGGAAGGAGGTGCAGGAGTCCGCCCCTACTTTGAACAGCTCGTCGTGCTTCTCGTCCAAGTCCTCGAGGTTGGACACCCCGAGTAGGTTCCTGATCAGCCGGACGAAGTCGTGTTTGATCGTGTCGTATCGAATGATGTGATATCTCATAGTATCGTGATAGGATGTCATAATGGATCCTGTGGAACCGTATGTGCGATGCGTGTGTACAGTTTATCTCCCCAACCCTGCGGCATCAACTTCAACTCCCGGCCGACGAGGAGGAACGGCTCGAGGTAGGCGTCGATCTCCTCCACCATCGGGCAACCCTTATAGAGCTCCCGGATGTTCACCTCGATGTAGGCGTAGGAGAAGCACCAGAGCAAATCGCCCAGCCCCTTGAGTGCCAGGAGCTCCGCCCCTTGCAAGTCCACGTTGAGGAACCAGCCCGGCCCTACTCGAAGGTCGTGATACTTCAATAGGGTATCCGCCCGCACCGTCCGCATCCCGATCCGCTCGGTGTACACGGTGCCGGGATACTCCTTCGCATGAGTCCCTAGCTCGAGGAAGGAGGAGGATTGCGATTCGTTATTAGCCCGGTTGAAGACTACGTTGTCGCCGTCCTTGTCGCTGAGGCAAGCACAGAGGGCTGTATGTCCGGGGTACTTCGCCACATTCTCGACGAGCCGGGCGTGGACATCCTCAAGAGCCTCCACCCAAATTACCCGCTGGATGCCGAGCTTCTCGTAGATCTCCGCCTCCTGCCCGGTGTTCGCCCCAAGGTGGAGGACTCCGCGGGTTTGGATCTTGTAGCGCCTAAACACTTCTTTGAAGTCAATTAGCATATTTCACTTGGTCTAGGTAGAGCGGGAGGACTTGGGCCCTCTTCTCCCAAGAGGCCGGCCCCGACATGTGGATGGTTGGCATACCCGGAACCCACAAAGTCCCGTCCGACCAAATCTCCGGGCAGAAGCATCCTATCTCTGCCGCCGTGCATCCTCGAACACCAGCATAGTTGGTTTCCCGTATAAGCTCGTCGAAATACCACTGTTCCCATGGGTGATGCGTGATAATAACCCGCTCGTTGGGTCGGACGGAAGGGCTTCCGATTTCGCATCGTTCCCTCCACTCGGTAACAAACGCCCGGGACTGTTTGCAGTTCTTCCATACTGTGAGGCCCGCGCAGAGGTACTTCCAGGCCGTCCAATTACCCTGCTGGTAAGCTGCCACAAAGATGCCGGGGTGTAGTAGCTTGGAGAGATCCACAGTTTGATCCATAAAGAGCACATCAGCATCAGCCCAAAGGACAACCTCCCAACCCTCCTCAAAGGCCCGATCAATTTCATACACCTTGGAGAAGCTAGGGTGGAGATCCTTCCAATGTTTCTCCGACACGATTCGATACTCATAGCTATTGGACCGGGCATAGACGGCTTGGTTCTCTAGGAACTCTTGGCAGTACACCCTAATCTCGGAGGTGGCGATGGTGAGTAGTAGTTTGCTCATGGCTTTTCGATCCACCAGCTCTTGTAATCCTCCTCCTGAGTCACCCCGACCTTCAGCCGGTCAGGCATGGCAAACATATCGACCGCCGCCTTCACACCGTAGATCACCCCGTCTTTGAGGCCTTGCAAGTAGTCGTGACCGGCCAGGATCCCGCCGGCCCGGACCTTAGGCCACCAAAGGTTGATGTCCTTGACGACCTCCTCGAAGGTGTGGTTGGCGTCGATGTACACGAAGTCGAAGAAGTTGTCCACGAAGTAGGGTGCCGCCTTCTCGGAGGTCATCCGTTCCACAATCGCCCGTCCCTTGTAAGTGTTTGCCTTCTTGAGGATCCTCTTGTAACGGGCTTCCTGGTCCTCGTCCCCGTGGACACTATACCCCGGAACGCTTAATCTCTTCCACGGGTCCACTAGGTAGTGGGTTCCCGGCCAGTGATCCAAAAGGTGCCAGCTGAAGTAGCCTTCGGCCACCCCGATCTCGACAGAGTACTTGGTCCGCCCGGTGCTTACCAGGAGTTGTGGGAAGTCGTTTCTGGTTCTGATCATGGAAGTGATGGGGCTGGCAGTCGCTCGACAACCAGCCGTTGAATATGGAGTAAGGCTTCTTTGCTTAGTTGGTGAGGGTGATTAAGAGTTGACTCACGCCGGATGGCGAAGCGGGCGTCCGGGCGTTTGTAGAGAAAACCTCGTAGAAATTTGAGGCTGATACGGCAAAGAAGTTCACGTCCTGCGGGACCATGAGGAATACCCCCAAGTTGGTCGCCGACGGGACGTTGGGGAGGGTAGTCAGTAACGTCCAATTGGTAGTCGCTTGGTTGGTGATGTTGGCAAGCTGGTTCGTGTGCCAGACCCGGTAGAGGATGTTTGGATCGTCCACCGGGTTGGTTCTGTTAGGGTTGGTCCAGGTGAGGAGGACCCGCCTCAACGGCGGGGCTTGGGCTGCGAGTAGCGGTGCCGCGATTATCACGGCAAACGCTATGAGTGTTTTTAACATAGTTCCTTCATTGTTATGGTTTACCACTGTCGCTCAATTATCTTCGTTGGGATCGCCCACGTCCAGACCTGTTCTCCGGTCCACTCCGGAACCTTCCCCACATAGGGAACCTTCCGCCCGGTGTCCATGTAGGCCTGCTTGGATCCGCCGCGGGAGCTGATCCTACCGGGTAGCGGACGGTTGTACCAGTAGAAAGGCTTGAACCGTTTGATGTCAATTCCCATGGAGGCCACCCCTACGCTACGAAGCCGGCGATCCATCTCTTGGTCGTCCCCGGCATACTCCGGCCGGTAGCCTCCGTGTTTCTCCACGAGGCTCCTCCGGAATGCCCAACAACCGTGATAGGCGAAGCGTCCCGTCTTACGGCTGAATGTCTCGGATTGGACCCACTCCCCGTTGACAAAATCCATGGCATACTTGGGTTGGACGAGCTCGGCCCTCTTGAGTGCATCGGCCAAGGACTCCAACCACCACGGCATATAGATGTCGTCATCGTCGGCCTTGGCGAGGGCCCAAGTATCGAAGGAGGCGAGGGCGATCGCGGCATTGTTCTTCTCCCCTAAGGAGGAGAAGCGCCGCGGGACAGAGACGACCTCCCAACGGTCGCCCTTCTGGTTCTCGTATTGGCCCCCGTCGTCGAGGATGATGAGTTCCCGGTCCTCGTAGGTTTGATTCTCGAAGCATTTGATGAGCCGGCCGAGGAGCTCCGGCCGGTTGAGGGTGGGACAGAAGGCCGTGATCTTCATATCGCCTTCAACTCCTCATTCACCTGTCTCAGCTTGGCTTGGATCATGCTCCTCCATTATTCATTCGGATCCATCCTTCCGGGACTACATCCTTCGTGTTATGTCCGCCCCAACCCGGGACGAACCAAAGCCGGGGTATGACGACCCGCTTGTTCGGGTTTTGGTTCAGCCAAGCGCCCCACCAAGAGTAGGTGGAGGCGGAGCAGATTTGATGCTCGCACCAGGACATCTCCACGAGGTCCCGCACCTCGTCGTGTCCCATGGAGAAGGAACAATCCTTCCGCTTCCCGAACACCTTCCGGCACCATCCGATATCATCCGAGAAGAAGATGAACCGGTGGCCGGGGAATTGTTCCATCGCCTTCTCCATCCACTCCGCCCCTACGGGAGGGTGCTTTTGCCTCCACTTGAGGTAGTCGCCCCGGCGGACGTGGACCGAGACCGTCCCCGGCATGGAAGTCCACTCAAACCCGAACAGCTTGAGGATGTCCGCCCGGAACTCTTTGAAATACTTCTCCGACTGCCAGTAACCCTCGAGGATGATAGTCCGGCCGTCCTTCCACTCCTCTTGGAAAGGGATCTCGTGATAGTGGAAGAACTGTTCCTTCACCGTCATCGACGGCATCATCGCGTCGAACTTAGGGTGGACGAGGTGACCTAAGTACACCGGGTCGCGACGGGGCTGGTAAGGATGGGCCGGGACCGTGAACTCTAACCCGTGGCGTTTCGCGTATCCGATAGTCGCCGCCACTTGGAACAGGTAGTTCCCCATCCGCCCGACGGTGAACGGGATGACGTAGGTGGGCATTCCTATGCTCATGTGTCGTCGGTTCCTTCCTCCGGCGGGTCCGGCAACGGCGGATCAAACAGGATGACCTTCAAATCACCCCCGAACACCTTCTTGGCTCCCTCCAACGCAAGTCCTTCCACCCCTCCGACGAGGAGGTGGGCCTCTACCGGGAACTTGGGTAGATTGTCGTTGAGGGCGTCAGCAAACACCTCCTCGTCGGACTTCCACTCGAAGCCCTGAGCGTCCCAACTCGCCGTCAAATCTTCGTATTCCACTATGAGCATAGGTGTCCTATTATCTACTCTTTCAATCCTTTGAGAGTTTTCACGACCATGTTGAACCACTCCGGGTCGCCCTTGGCAAAGGCGGCCGCATCCTCCCAAAGCAGCTCCACCCCGACGGAGATGACCTCCGGGTAGTGCCCGTCAGGATAGATTCGGCCCGCATACGACCGCTGCCACCACTTATCCTTCTTGCCCTGGATCTTCTTCCCGAAACCTGGCAGGGCTTTCTTCACCTCACCCACCGTCCGCTTCTCGAAGAGTCGGTTCTGATCTTGCATGATCCGGGGAACCTTGTAGGAGATGTGATGTCCAAACTCGTGGGCGAAGGTCTTCGGCCACTCCGACTGTGGTTGGGAGAGGTTCATCTTCAACCGGTCGAGTGTACTATTGTACGTCCCGGCGGCGGACATCTTATTGTCAATCTCGATGGAGAGCCTACCGAGGGCTTCGAGCTCCTTCTTCGTGTAGGCGGACTTGGGCATCATCTTCAGTATATCCACCGCCGCATCCGTCGTCCGCTTCTCTAACACCCCGTAGCCTCCAATGGACTTAGAGAAGACGTTAGTCACCTCATGGGTCCCAAGGTTGTCGTCCTCGAACAATAACTTGCGCATGTCGGCCATCGGAATCTTGGACGCCTCGATCTTGTGGTACAGTTCAGCCGACTTTTTGTACAGCTCCTCCCTCTGATTGATGAGCGTTTTTCTCTCCGCCTCTAAGGCTATGAGATGGGCCGGATCGCCGGCCTGGGTAAAGTCCCGGTTGAGCTCCTTTAACAACTCCTTCCTGATCTGGTTGATCCTAACGGTTGTGGCAACGTTCTGCTTACTCACCGCCGCCCGCTCTGCCTCCAGAACACCGACCGGGGAGGTGGCTTGTGTCTCCAAGACATGCTGCCGATACTCCTCCGCCGTGGCGAACTTGGTCGTCCCGGTTCCCGGCTCGACCGTAGGCTCCGGTGTCTTCGCTGTCGGCTTCGGTGTCGCCGGCTTTGGGGGCTCTATTGGGGGCAAAGGGGCGGGACCCGGTGCCGGGCCCGGTGCCGGGCCCGGTGACGGGGCGATCTTGATTTGGCCTGCCCTCAACCGGGTTAGGAGCTCACCCGGAGCCATAGACCCTTGCCCTAGGGACCCGGCTTTCAGCTGGATCCTCAACGTCTGATCGGCCACCTGGATACCCGCTTGTTGGAAGATCTCTTTCGCCTCCTTGAAGGTGACGCCTTGGGACCCTAGCCCGCGGACGACCGAGACGACGGAATGTCCCTCCAACATCGGGAGCTCGACCTCTCCCTTGAACGGTTTGCCTTTGCTTCTCGCCGACTTGCCCTTCCCGGCTTTGATTCTCTTAGCAGCCGCCTTCTTCTGGGCCTTAGTCGGCGTCGAAGGGATCCAGGAGCAACGACAATTCGGGTGCTTGGGAATCATCCCTCTCGCCTCTTCCACCGTGAAGACCTGGCCCTCTAGGGCGGCACAGATGGAGCAAACCCGGTCGTCGCCGGCCGTGCTCCACTCCGCCATCACCCCTAGCTCGTCCACTCCGAGCTCGTCGAAGGCGTCGAGCTGACCCTCCGCATGGGCCGAGATGACCTCCGTCCTCGCAATGAGTAGGGCCCTCGCCTTCGTCAAGGACTTGATCTGGTCGGACATCTCTTTGGCGATTGCGGCGGGTCCCTTCCCGTCAATGAGTCCCTGGGCGAGGATCCGGTTCATCTTCTGGGCCGCCGTCGCCGACACTCCCTTCAGATCCTCCAAGGCCCGGGTAGCGATCAGCTGAACCTTGGACTTGGCCTCCGGTTGGCCGAAGGCAGTCTTGAGGAAGGACTCCTTCGTCTGCCCTCCGACCGCCCCGCCCCTCGAGGCGGAATCGTAGGCATTGATCAATCCCCGCTTGTAGGCCGACTCTATGTACTTCCCGGTCCAGGGACCGTGGGACATGGAGGGAGGATTGGAGATAACGTTGGCTTCGATCTGCTGCTTGAGCCACTCGTTGAAGGCATCCAACTTCCCGGCGTCGGTCCTGAACTGGAAGTCCCGTTGGTGAAGAGTCAGCCGGGTCGTAAACGTCTTGAGCCCTAGCTGGTCGTCCTCCTCCAAGAACTTCCATACGGCATCGGAGAGCTTCCTGAACCTCCGGTTGATCTCGGCCTCGAAGGCCCGGCGGAGCTGAGTAGTCCTCGTCGGGTCCATCCTCACCGGGTTGGCATTCCTCACCAGGAGGTTATGCGTAGGCAACCGGTGGTAATGCCCGTTGTGGGCCCGATATCTTACGGAGTAGAGCATACTACTCCCGGGCCGCGGGCGCCCCCGCCCCGTTCCGGCCGGCCGCGGCCGTTGCTTGGGCTTGAGCGGCCGCGGCTTGTTGGTCCCGGCGATCCTGTAAGGCCGCCGCTACCCCGTCCTCCTCTGCAAGCCCGCTCGTCACCTCGTCGATGATGGACCGGGCTTCCTCCTCCTCGAGCCCTAGGATCAACGTCAGGTAGTGGAACGGCGGGACGATAATATCAGACCCCGATTGGATGTACTTGGAGAGGGCGTCGGACTTCTTCTGGGCGACCTCGGCCTTGTCCTTATCCCCGAGGGTGTTGAGATCCGGCCAGTCCACACATAGCTCCTCCGGCTCAGGAAGGACACCGAGGGCGACGAGCCGGTCGATGGTCGGCACAATGACAAAGGGATTCAAATACTTGCATCGCCTCCGGTTCAACCGTCGGTTCCAGCTCTTGGAATCCTGCTCGGAAGCCAGCTGTGCCGCCTCCGACCCGATGAATACCCGCCACGGAACGCCCATCGCCACGGCAATGAGCTTGAGTTGGACTTCCAGGTGCGGGCCGGGATCGGCGACCTGAGTAGTCAAAGACTTGGCACTCATCCCGACGGTGGCAAGATAACGCTGGAGGCCGTTCATGTAGGACTCGAGTTGTTGCTTGGTCGCGGCCGCATCGAACTCCACCGTCTCGTCCACGCCCGGGGAGGATTCCAACGAGATGCCAGGGAACCCGCCTTTCCAGAACATCTCCCCGCTCCCGCCGGCGATCTTCTTGATGTCGAGGAGGCGGTTGAACACGACCTCCATCCTCGGCACTCCTATGATCTCGCTACACATCCGGTTGTCGGCCACGTGAATCACCCGGGACCAATGGATCAACTGTTTGCTGGTGATAGACGAGGCCCCGGTGCTCGTAATGTCCTCGAAGGTGATTTCGTAGAGGGTAGGGTGGCCGAACCGGGGGCTGGCCGTGTTCGTCTCCAACTCTTTGATGCAAACCAGCGACTCGTCGAAGGCCCGGAGGAAGAGGAGCTCCTGTTCCCGGCTTCCTTCCGTCTTCTCCCCGGTCAGCGGGTTGACGCCCGGTGCGGGTTGATCCAGCCGGGCACCGTCCCCTAGGCCGAGGAGGAGGATCCCGTAGTGGCCGATCCCGCTCAGGACATCTACCCGCTCCAACATGGAGAGAACCTGGAGTTGATCCTCCAGCTCGCCCCACGCTTCCTCAAACTCGGTTTCGGTTTCATCCTCCGTCTCATACACATCCGGGGTGTCCGACCAGCTCTCTTCCGGGAGGAGGGTGACGACCCGCTTGGCGATATCACCCCGGAGGAAAGCCCGTTTGAACTCGAGGGTATCGACACACTCCGGGTGTCCGCATTCCTGGTCAATGTTCCGGCGAGGATCCAATTGCCTCCGGAGCCAGAGCTGCCGCTCCATCAGGAAATTGGTTGTCAGTAGTCTATTGAACACCGGCATTCCCGCCGCCGATTTAGTCGTAGAAACTGTTTTCACGGTTCCTACTTTACGGCCCCACCGGGACGGAAAGCAAAAGGAAAAGAATGCCACCGCCGTTCCCCTCCACTAGGAGGGAGCCAGGCCAGGATAGTCCGTAGTAGCCGCTCCGTCGAACTTAGTCGTATGACACGACGGAGCAACCAACCTATCCTGGGGATTGGCCCGGCGGTGGCAAAGTTAGAATTGGTTGCCCTCCTTCGTCGCCGCATCGTTCCTACGAGCCTCCAAGGCTTCGGCCCGCCTCTTCTCCCGCCACCGAGCCACCCGGAGGAGGATGAAGTAGCCCGTCAAGTCGAGCTCGGTGTCCTCGTTAAAGGTGAGGTTCCCCTGCATGATCCGGTTCAGCTTGTCGTCGATGCGGACCTTAATGCCTTCCACCGCATCGAGCTTGGACATGATCCTCGTCGGGTCGAGGGCCGAGTTCCCGTAGGCCTCGTTCTTCTTGATGAGCATGTCCGCGATCTCGTCGCAGGCCTTCCTAATGTCGATTGCCGATTGTTGTAGTTGTGTGTTCATGTTATCCCTTTCCGTATCGTTCAGCTAAGTAGGTTGCAAACTCCTTTAACCCTTTCCGTATCTTCCAAAAAGCCACCCGCTCCAACTGGTGGACCCGTGACTTGTCAATACCCATTATCTCCGCGACCTCCTTCATAGTCCGGATCGCCATCATCCCGCGGGGCTGGCTGAAGTTCTGCCCATGTGGTTCGTCGGGTAGCCGTTTGATCTTCCGTCGGAGGTTGGCGGCGGTCCGCCCGGTAACCTGCGCCAGCATCATTGTCAGGAAGGCATAGGAGGCGATGTTGAACGGGAGGCCGAGGAACGAGTCGATACTGCGGGCGTAGAGGTGGAGGTTCAGGAAACCCTCACTCACCTGACATTGCCAAAGGGTGTGGCAGGGAGGCAGCTTCATCCTGGGCACGTCCACTGGGTTCCAGGCGGAGACGATGTGGCGCCGGCTGAACGGGTTCTTCACGAGGTCGGAAACGAGGTTGGCTATCTGGTCGATCTCGTTTCGCTCATACATGAAGTGTTCGCCCATGTTGTCGAACTTCTCCCAATGTCTCCACTGCTTGCCATACACCGGGCCCAGGTCCCCGTCTTTGTCGGCCCACTCGTCCCAAATCGTGACACCGAAGTCGTGGAGGAACTTGATGTTGGTGTCGCCCCGGAGGAACCACAGCAGCTCCACGATGATGGACTTGGTGTGGATCTTCTTAGTCGTGAGCAACGGGAAGCCGTCCTGTAGGTGGTGGCGGAATTGGTAACCGAACACGGCCCGCGTTCCCACGCCGGTCCGGTCTTCCCGGTCCTTCCCGTGGGCGATTACGTGATGGAGTAGGTCTAGGTATTGTTTCATATAGGTTTGACTACTGGGGCCGCCTCGAACAGGCAGCAACTAAAATCCGCCGCGGTGACGAGGTGGGAATCGCCGATGTCTCCTTCGATTACGACCGCCTTGTTGTCCGACGTGGCGCCGACGGCGGTGATCCTAAGACACCGGCCTACGTCGCCCTCCCGGGAAGGCTTCCAATGTTTACATCCACAGCAAGAGTTCATAGTTCCTCCGACCGCGTGCCGTTGACGATTTGTTGTGGCCCGAAGTCGGCCGACTTCACCTCCGGCTGGACCCGCTTCTCCGCCCGCTCGACGGCCCGGGCCCTCTTGTCCACTTGGACGAAGTCCCGCTCAATCTCCCGGAGGAGAGCCAACCGCCTCTGCAGCTCGGTCACTTCCCTTTGCTTGGCAGCTATCATCTCACAACAAACCGCAATCGCCCGGTCCAGGCGATCAACCTTCGGACCCGGCCCATCTTGTTCATCAGTCGGTGTATTCATACCCCATTATCTCCTCCTACCATAAGGCCCCGGCTTTCTTCCTCTTCTTGGCTAGGAAGTTGAAGGCCCCGCTCGAGGCGTCCACTTGGTCCGAGTATTTGGAATTGGGGAAGAAGCGGAGCTCCTCCACGTAGTCCCGGGTCCAATCCCGGTTGAGGACCCAGACGTTCCCCGACCCGACTTGGGAGGCGAAGGGATAAGCCCGGCTGACCTTATCTCCGGTGGGATGGAAGGCATGGACCCGGTAACCTTTGAGGTTCTTCGTGGTGGACTCCCCGGATTCCTTTCCGCCGGATCCTCCCTCTATTTCGAGGACGACCGGGACCTCGTCGCCATCCATCTCGGCGGCAGACCGGATCTCTTCTTCTCTCCGGGTTGCTCCCCACCTATCCCGAATGACGTCTAGAATACCCCATTGGCCGGCGGAGTCCTCGGCCATCAGGAGGCCGACGGTGTACTTCCCCGCCCCTTCCGTCCCCGCCTTATCCCAGCTGCGGACGGTGCGGACTATCCTACGAGGGGGCTGGTCGCAGAACTGAAACTTGTTTACCATAAACATGGCCCCGGCCAAGGGAACCGGGGTCTGGAGGATTTGGGAGCTGTAACCGTAGATTCCTAGTTCCGACTCGAGGGCTTTTAAGGACTCCCGGTCTAGGCGGATCGGGTCGAATAGGCCGTCCACATACCTGTCCCGTAACTCCGGCGGGGAGACGACGACAGCGTCCGGATCATTCCCCAATTCCCCCGGTAGGCATATATGCCGGATTCCTACTCCTTTGCTCTTTTCAAGTTGTTCACCCGAGGGGTCGGCCTGGTGCAGACGTTGTTGTACCAGGATCGTTACTGTCACCTTCTTGTCAATCTTTCTGGTCGGCAGTGTCGTTGTCATCCACCGATTAGCGACCTTCAAGTCCGCCTCGCTGTAGGCCTGCTCCGGGTTGATCGGGTCGTCCACAATTAAGAAGTGGCCGTGGAGGCCGGCGGCCGCCCCGCCTATCCCTACCGACAGTCGGGATCCTCCCTTAGTGTTAATGTAAAGGCCTTTCGTATTTTGATCTTCGCGGAGTCCGATGCCGGGGAAACACTTCTTGTACTTTTCGGATTCCACAAGATCCCGTGAGCGGATCGCATCCCGGAGGGCGAGGACTTGGCCGTAGGAGGCGCAAATGAACTTGGCGTCCGGCTTGCGGGTCCAAGCCCAAGCGGGGAACATTTGGGAGAAGATGGTGGACTTGGTAGAGGCCGGGGAGATGTTGACTATGAGGTCGTATTCCTTTGGCTCCCCTTTGAAAACCCGCTCGGCCACTTGTTGGAGCTCGTTGGCCAAGTATTCGATGTGCCAATTGAGGATCGGCGGGTCCTGGATGATCGTGTCCCAGAACTCCTTGATGAACTCGAAGAAGGACTCCCGGCAGATGGACGCCACCATCTTGGTTTCGGTCCACCGGGCCGGGATGGGAGGTTGCTTTTGCTGCCAAGGAGCTAGGGGCATTCGTCTTTACTCATTAACCGCATTGTCTTCGCCGTTTTCCCCGTTCCCGTCCGGTTCGCCGTTGGTAAGCTGTTGAGGGGTGACGTCGATGATTGGGGACGAAGACGCCTCCTTCTCCTTTTTCCTCCGGATCGCCTCGAGGATCCGCTTCCGGGTTTCCAGATCCAGGTCGAGGTCCTCCAAGCCGAAGGAAGGATCCAGCCCAGTGTGGTTGACGGTCATCCTCTCGCTATATCCCCGGTCCGCATTGATCGTCCGGTTGACGAACAGGACGGCCGTGGGATGGCGCTCGGCCACTAAGTCCATGAGAGCGTGCTCGAAGAAGTTCTTTTTATGCCACTCGACCTCTTCGACCAACCGCTTGAAGCCCGTATCCTCCCGCCTCCACCCGTTGAGCTGGTTGTAGGACACCCCGGTGATCCGGCAGGCCTCGCTCAGGTTGTAGTTGGAGTAGATCAATGCGTGGATGAAGAGCTCCTGGCGGATCTTCCGGCCGAGGGCTTTCATCTCCCGGTGGACGTTGGCTTGGTCCTCGAGGGTTTGCCTCTTCTTCGGGTCCGCCCATTTGGAGATCCGCTTCCAAACCTTCTGCGCCTCCGGGGTGAGCTGACGGAAGACATACTCCCCGAAGGTTTCCGCTTGGCCGGCCACGAACTCTTCGGCCTTGGTCCGGGCCACCTTGAAGGCCGGGGTATTCCACCAGCTCTTGAACGTATCCAGGTGGACGCCGAGGAGCTGGGCTTGCTTGGTCATCTCCTTTTCCCCGTGGCATAACCAGAAGAAGTACTCGAGGACCCGCTCCAGGTTGTAGCGGCTCATCCCCAATCTGCTTTGCATATGTCGGAACTTCATGATCCCCAAAATGGAGGACCACCGGGTTCCCGTAAAGCAAAAAAAACACCCGGCGGGAGGGTTCCCACCGGGCGTCTGCTTTTAGCCCAACCGCGCTTTACACTTCCACCGCTTCGTCGTCCTCTTCCTTCTCGTCCGCGGGTTCCGCCTCTTCCTTCGCAGGCTTGGCGGCGGGTTTGACCTTGGGCTTCTTCGCCGGGGCGGGTTCGTCACCCTCGTCGTCGTCCCCGTCGTCGTCCGCTTCCGCCTTCGCGGGCTTGGACTTCCCGGCCGCCTTCGCGTCCTTGGCGCCCTTGCCCTTCTTGTCGGCTTTCTCTTCCTTGGCGAAGAGGGCCGGGTCCGGTCGGAGCTGCGCGAGCTCTTTCTTGCTCACGTCCGCGGGTTCCTGGGCTTTGGACTTGCCCTTGTGTAGCTGGATCCGGATCGTGTTATCGGCGACCTGGATTTTCGCTTTGTCGAACACGTAGCGGACTTCCTTGAAGGACCACCCGGCCACGCCCATGGCCCGGATCACTCCGGTGACGGGGTGCCCCAGGAATCCACCGAGGCCGCCGAGCTTCGGGCCCTCTTCCTTCTCCGACTTACCGTTCTTCTCTTCTTTGTTCTTAGCCATAACTGCCTTCCTTTCTTCTGTTCGTTGTGCGAGGAACGCGATCAAACCCTCCCGGCCGAGCCGTTTGAGGATCGGGACCTCGCTGTTTGGACTGATGTTTACACTCGCCGGGTCCGCCTGGAACGTTACGTCCGTCTCCAATGTCTTGAAGGTGTACGTTGTGTTCCGGAGCGGGATCACCGCCGCCCGGCTATCGTTTAGGAACCAAACGAAGTGCTCGGTGTTTCCCATACGGATGATGTCCCCGACCCGCAGCCGGACGCCGAACTCTGCCGGGTCCCTGGAACGGCGGACTTCCTTCAGGACTTCCTTGCTCTTCATCTTGCTCATAAACTAATTTGTGCTTGGTGACCCTACGAGGGCCACCGGGTTTGCGAACCGGAGCGACTCTTCTCCGTGATATAGCGGGTACTAACCCGCCCCGGTTCTGCTCGGACGATCCATCCGGACCGCCCTTACTTGCAACCAATATCACCCACCTAGGATTTAACACCACATCTTTTTTGACATTTCAGCTCTTTTTTTCCTGGCCCACCTATGGTGATATCCCGGTCGCCGCGCCACCCACGAATGGTGGAAATGATATTCCAGCATTAGACTTTGGAATCTTTTGCATTAGAGTTTGAAACCTTTAAGAACCAAATCACCGAGCATCGGGGCCGTCGCCGGGTTGTATTCCGTCGGATCCTCCACCCCGGCCAAGTGGAACGCCTCCCGCCGCTCGATGCAAGTCCCGCACCGTCCGCATTGGAGGGTCTGCCCGGTGTAACAGGAATACGTTTCCTTCCAATCCACCTTCAAGGCGATCCCGGCCTTCAGGATGTCCGCCTTCGACAAGTTCACGAACGGAGTCTCCACCCGGACCTTCTTCCAGTCGCAGAGGGCGAGGGCCCCGTTCAGGGCGCCCACGAACTCCGGGCGGCAATCGGGATAGATGGCATGATCCCCGTAGTGCGCAGCGTAGGCCACCGACTCGATGTCGTTAGCAAGGGCGTGGCCGGCCGCGATCGACAGCATGATCATATTCCGATTGGGGACGACCGTCGCCTTCATGGACTCCTCCGAGTAGTGCCCGGCCGGCACCGGGACAGAGGCGTCAGTCTGGGAGGAGCCGGGGAGGAGGTGTTTGAGGAAGGACATCTCCACGATCTCATGCCTCACCCCAAGCTCGGTGCAATGCCGGGCGGCATACTCCAACTCAATCCCGTGGCGCTGACCGTAGTTGAAGGAGATCGCCCGGACCACTCCGGAGCACTGGCGCATCTCCCGGAGTAATACCGCTGAGTCCATCCCGCCGGAAACCAACACTAGCGTTTTTTTCATTCTGTGATCCTTTCTATTTGTTCTATTATCTCCGCGGGCTTCATTACCCGGAGAAAATCCTCGAGCCGGAGGCACCCGTAGTAGAGCCTCCACCACCTCTTTCCTTTCCCCTCGTTCACCCGCACCTTGAAGAGAACGAAGGTGGGACAGATCTTCAGGAGGTTGAACCGCTTGGCCGTCGGCCAGTCGATGTAAACCACGGACTCCCGAAAGTCCCGTTGGTGAATGAGGAGCCAGCCAAGTGAACCCGCATCCGTCATGGAGTCCACCGTTTGCTTCAACGTCTTCTCCCATTTGCGTTGGGTATCCGTCGGCCGGGCGTCGAGCAGGTCGAGCGGATGACCGTGGGAGTCTCCCCGCTTGAGCTCGATGGTGAACATCTTGAGCAACGGCCGGCCGATCGGGTCCATTGCCGCCACGTCCCCGTAGGAGTTGGCTGTCTTCAATCCTTTCCTCGCCCGCCAGGTTGCCCGGCCGCCGGACTGGGATGACCTCCAGAAGATATCGTCCCTCACTTCCTCCTCCGGCCACCCTCCTAGGCTCCACCAGCGGGATAGTGTCCGGCAGATCTTCCGTTCAAACTGGGATCCTTTTTTGGCTCTCATACCCGTATCCGTCCCTCCTTGATCTTTAGTTTCTTGGCCAGCCGGATCCATTTGTCCTCCGACCAATCCCGATCGTAGAGCTTGATCTTTGGACAACCCTCGGCCGGGAGCTCCACCAACTGGCGATTCCGTTGGATGATATTCCTACCCTCTGGACTACGGATCTTGTTGAGCTTGGCCCCGGAGCTGATCTGGCCCCGGATATACTTCAATGCCGTGTTCTCCCCGATACCCGGAATGCCGGGCACCCCGTCCGTCTTACACCCGGCGATCGCCTTCACGCGGGCCCAGGCCCGTGGCGGAATCTCATACAGGTTCTCAAAGGCCCTTTTTGTCATGGTGCCCGACATGTGCAGGATGACCCGCTCGGAAAGGCATTGGTAGAGGTCCTTGTCGGAGGAAACCAAAACGAGGAACAGCTTCTCGTCCCCGTCGGGACCCTCCCTCAACCCGTCGTAGGTGAAGGCAATCTTGGCCATCAAGTCGTCGCTCTCCATCCCCGGCGACCGGAACACGTTCACGAACCCGGCCCGTCCTAGTTGCTTCCATAGTTCGTCTATCACCCTCCTCACCCTGATCTTGTCCTGGATCACCTCCGAGTCAGTCTCGCCCCGGCGATAGGCTTTGTACTTAGGAAAGATTTGCCGGCGGAAGAGAACCGGGGAGTCAAAACAAAAGGCTAAGTGATCCGTCTGGAAGCTCGTCCGAAGGGAGGTCACCGTCCGCATGAAACAGGTAACCAGCCCCTCGTTCAAATACCAACCCGGTCCGCTCTTTCGTAGGACACCCCACAGCCGAAAGCACAGGTTGGGACAATCTAATACTAGCCACGTCTTCATTGTTTGATCTTTCCGTGGGTCCACTCGTGTTTCCCCACCAAGTAGAGGGCCAACGACTTGACATAGTCCGGGCATTCCTTAGTGGATAGGGCTAGGACCCCACCACCATACTCCATTTCCTCCGCCTTCATGTTGTCATAGGCCTTGTTGGAGATCAGCTTGAACTTGTACTGGTGATAGATGTAACGGTAAGCCAACACCAAGTCCAAGCTCGCCGCGACCTCTTTGTTCTTCACCACCTGTTCCTGATCCTTAGTGCTGATCTCCGATAAGTCCCGCATGAGGACCCGGGCGGCATGCTCCAAGTCAATCCCCTGTTTGATACAGGACCGGATCAGCTTCCGTTCGGCGTCGGTGAGGCGCTTCCCCTTCCGACTGATCCGTTGCTTGGGTTGGTAGTCCACGATCCGGTTGCGTTCGTTGTACACATACTCGTCGAGCTTCTTCTTGATCGCATACGGGTTACGGCCAATCTTAGCGGCCAACCGGACGATATCCACCCCCTCGAAGTGCATGTCCAACATCCGATCCACCTCCCGCCTCTTCCACGGCTCCTCGGCTTGTGGGTTACGGACGCTCTCCTCCGGTAATAGTTTGCTCATGTGGTTTGATACGAAGCCGTTTTGAAATCGGTGCACAGGAAATGGGGTGGGAGTCCGCCGAGCACGCTTAAGTAAATGAGGCCGCCCCGGTTTAGCTCCTCCAACTCCTCCGGGGTGGGCTTCCAAGCCACGACAACGAACGTATGGCCGTCCAGGTTCCCTTGTTGGATGACTCCGACGAAGGCCTCCGCCGCCGAGCATTGGGAAGGATCCAAGTCCGGCGGCGGGTTGAATACTTGGTTCGACTCTGGAAAGGGTGAACAGATCATACAACGGTTGAGTCGGAGGGAAGTCTCCATTCATCCTGAGGCGGGACGGGAAATGGTTCCCAAACTGAACTGCCCTCATACAACCCATCCAACTTCCACAGGGTCCCGTCGTCACACACGGCGAGAATGAAATACTTTCCCACCGGATCGATGCTGCTAACTACCTGTATCACTTTGCGCTTATGCATAACGAGCCTTTCGTTTGACCAAGCACTCCTCCTCAATTTGTTGCCAGGTCTCCCCGACCACTTCCCGTAGGCGAGTCTCCAGCCCCTTGTCTTCGATATACGCTACAACCCGGCCTCTGGGCCCCTTTATCCGCAAATCTCGCGCGACAACTACCCCGTCGTCGTTTGACCAACGTCCCTCCCGCACGAGGAAGTCCACACAGGACCCGACATCGTCGATGCCGAGTCCGTAGTAGATGGGAAGGATGACCTGACGGTCCCGCCCTACCTTCCCGGTGAGCCTGTTCTTCTTCACTTCCACCAAGCACTGTACCCCAACCACCCGTTTGCGGCCATGGCGGAGTCTCTCCAACTTCTTCCCGACCGCCGACCAGATCTCTAGGTGGGCATAGAACCGTAGGGCCCGACCGCCCGACCGGGTTTTGGGATTGAACCCGTAGCCTAGAGAGTCCCGGGTCTGCCCGATGATGATGAGGATACTCCCTAGGTCCCGGATGCCCGCTAGGGACTCGCGGATGTGCTCGCTATGATACTTCGCCTTCCCGTCCCCGAAGGATCCCTTGGCCTCCTCACCCTCCTTCTCCGCCTTCCGTTGCTGCTTGAACTTCTTCTTGGAGGCGGCCGAGGTCAGGCTGTCCTGTGAGTCGAGCACGTAGATGAACGGCCGGCCTTTG